CCATATTGACGTAGGTAATATGCCAAGTCACATGGCCATGGCCTTTGTAGAGCGTGTTAAGAATGAAATCCATCAAAGACGTATTCCTAGCCAAACAGGCGGCGGTGCAAATGTTATTGATTCAGCTTACAATCCATTAAGTATCAACGAAGATTACTTCTTTCCGCAGACAGCAGAAGGTCGTGGCAGCAAAGTTGAAACACTTCCGGGTGGTACAAATCTAGGTGAAATTGACGATTTAAAGTACTTTACTAACAAGTTATTCCGTGGCTTACGTATACCAAGTAGCTACTTACCAACAGGTGCAGATGACTCGCAAGCGTCATTTAATGACGGGCGTGTGGGTACTGCATACATTCAAGAACTGCGTTTTAACAAGTATTGCGAACGTTTACAAAGTTTAATTCAAGGAATTTTTGATCAAGAATTTAAACTTTACATGTACTCTAGAGGCGTAAACATTGACAGTAATCTGTTTGAATTACGCTTTAATCCGCCATTAAACTTCGCAAGTAGTCGCCAAGCAGCCGTTGATTCTGAACGTATTAACACGTTTAACACAGTACAAGCACTGCCTTTTATCAGTAAACGATTTGCGCTTAAGAGATACTTAGGATTAACCGACGAAGAGATTGCAGAAAATGAACGTATGTGGGGCGAAGAACAAGGCAAAGGCCAACCAACACATACTGACGCAGCCGGCGAATTACGTTCAGCAGGACTAAGTGCCGCAGGCATTGAAGGTGATCTAAGTGGCATGGAAGACCTTACAGGTCCAGATGATATGGCACCAGAAGAACCAGGTGCAATGTCTGCAACACCAACACCTCCAGCTGGTCCAGCTACACCGCCCGCAGGCTAAATATTAATATGATACTGCGAGAACTCTTTTACATTGATCCCGACACGCGAAAAGTTTCTAACGATCTTCGTTATGATGCTAGTCGCGATTCTGATCAGCTGGTTAGATCAGATACTCGCAAAACTAGACTTACTTTAAAAATGATTAATCAATTACGTAAATCTAGTGAAGCACATTTTTTAGAACAGGAGAGTGAATTAGAATTTATAAATTCTATGTATGCTACTCCAGTAGCCCCTCCTGCAGCCTAAAAAATTTAAAAAACACCTATTTTTTAGGTATATCTACGCTGTTTTTTAACATTAGCGTAAATATACTACAGCCTTGTAACTAATAAACACAGGAGAATCACATGACTGATCGTAAAAAATTCGAGCAGATGCTCGAGCTTCTAATCAATGAAGAAACCGAAAAAGCAAAAGAACTATTCCACGACATCGTCGTAGAAAAGTCACGCGAAATTTATGAAAGCCTTTTAGAGTCAGACTTCGATCAAGAAGAGACAACTGAAGGAATGGAAGAAGAAGAACCTACTGATGAAAGTATGGAAGAACTTCCAACTGAAGCCGCTGATGATGAAGAAGACAGCGAAGAGCCAGAAATGGGCGGAGACGACATGGGCGGAGACGACATGGGCGGAGACGACATGGGCGATGATATGAGTGACGACGAGCAGACAGATCGTATTTTAGATCTAGAAGATGCTCTAGAAGAACTCAAAGCAGAATTTGAAGAACTGATGGCCGGTGGCGACATGGATGACATGGGCGACGAAGGCGATGAGTTTGGCGGAGACATTGGTGGTGATGCTACTGATGACTTCATGGGTGATATTGAAGCTGACCCTAAAGTAGACGAGTTTGCTTTTGAAGAAGCAGAAGACGAAGATGATGACGTAGAAGAATCAATGATTCGTGAATACGTTGAAAAAGTTGCTACAGCTAAAATGGGCGATAACGGCGCTAACGCTAAGTCTATTGTAGCAGGCAAGAACGATATGGGCGGCACAACTGCTAATATCGTAAAAGGTGCTGATGGCGGTAAAGGCGGTACACAAGGCGGTTTAGCAAATCCTTCTACTAAAGAAGACAATGCAGGCAACGTTAATGTGCCAGGTGCTAAGTCAGCAACAAAGCTAAAGTCAGTTCCAAAAGGTCACGGCGCAGAGAAGAAAGGCACCGGAGACAATGGAGCTAACTCAAAGAGCTTGATTGGATCAAGAAAGTAAGATGAGAAATCATCTCCGAGAAAACCTAAGCTTCACTGAAGCGAAGATTGTTGTCGAGTCTGACGACAAGGATGGAAAAAGCCTGTATATGAGTGGTATTTGTATACAGGGCGGTATCCGCAACGCTAACCAGCGTGTATATCCTGTGAATGAGATTGGCAAGGCTGTCAAAACCCTGAACGATCAGATTCAAAACGGTTACAGTGTTCTCGGAGAAGTAGATCATCCAGACGATCTAAAGATAAATTTGGACCGTGTAAGTCACATGATTGTTAATATGTGGATGGACGGGCCAAACGGTTATGGCAAATTGAAAATTTTGCCTACACCAATGGGACAACTAATTCGCACCATGTTAGAAAGTGGTGTGAAATTAGGAGTAAGTTCACGCGGATCCGGAAACGTCAAAGATGACGGATCCGGTGAAGTGTCAGATTTTGAGATCATCACAGTAGATATGGTGGCTCAACCTAGTGCTCCTGGCGCATATCCTACACCAATCTATGAACACCTGATGAGCAGTCGTGGTGGTTATAGTGCCTTGCGTATAGCGCAAGAGGTGAAAGGCGATCCTAAAGCACAAAAATATCTCAAAGAGAGTTTATTATCAATAATAAACAAACTCCAATAAAAGGAGAATCACATGTTGGATGCACTAAAAAGTTTATTTGAAAACAATGTGATTTCGGAAGAGATCAAAGAGAGTATTCAAGCGGCGTGGGATTCACGAATCTCAGAAAGCCGTGACGAAATTACTCAGCAGTTACGAGAAGAGTTTGCACAAAAGTATGATCATGACAAAAATGTTATGGTTGACGCTATTGACAGAATGCTTTCTGAACAACTAGCGACAGAAATTAACGAATTTTCAGAAGATCGTAAGCAATTAGCAGAGATGAAAATCAAATATGCTAAGAAAATGCAAGCAGATACAGGTGTTATGAAGGAATTTGTAACACGCCAACTGGCATCTGAAGTTGCAGAGCTTCACGAAGATCAGAAGTTAATGGTTAATAAATTTGGCAAACTAGAACAATTCGTAATTGAAGCTTTGGCTCAAGAAATTACAGAATTTTACAAAGACAAACAAGACTTGGCAGAAACGAAAGTTCGCTTAGTCAGAGAAGGTCGTGAACAAATCAAACAGGTAAAAGAAAAGTTTGTAAAACGTGCCGCAGAGATGGTCGAAAGTGTAGTAACTCAGAACTTAACTTCTGAAATTACTTCATTGAAAGAAGACATCGAAGCAGCTCGTCGCGCAGATTTTGGTCGCAAGTTATTTGAAGCTTTTGCTTCTGAATACAGCACCAGTTATCTAAATGAGAAGTCAGAAACTGCAAAATTGCTCAAAGTCATAGACAAAAAATCATCGCAAATTAACGAAGCACATACTGTTGTAGTTAAGGCGCAAAAAGTAATAGAAAGCAAACAAGCAGAAATTGCGGCTTTGAAAGAAGCCCAAGTACGCAAAGATATCATGAATGAGCTTCTTGCTCCTTTAAGTAAGGAACAAAAAGATATCATGGGTGAATTAATGGAAGGCGTGAAAACTGCAAAGCTCAATGAGAGCTTTGAAAAGTATCTACCGGCTGTCATAGACGGTAAAGCCCCGCAGAAAAAACAGGCACTAGTAGAGGCAAAAGAAGTAACAGGTAATAAAGAAATTACCAACAGCACTCGTAGCAGTGAGAATGACGGCAACATAGTAGACATACGCCGCCTCGCTGGACTTAAAATTTAAGGAGAATTTAAATGTCAGAACTACTATCAAGCCGTTGGGCAGAAACCAAAGAAGCCCTATTAGAAGGCTTACAAGGCACCAAGAGATCTGTGATGGCAAGTACGCTAGAGAACACTCGTAAGTATCTAGCAGAAACAGCATCCGCAGGCTCTACCTCTGCCGGCAACGTCGCAACATTGAACCGCGTGATTCTTCCAGTAATCCGTCGTGTTATGCCAACAGTTATCGCTAACGAGTTGGTTGGTGTACAACCAATGACTGGTCCAGTTGGTCAGATCCATACATTAAGAGTTCGCTACAGCGATACATTTAATGCTGGTAACTCTGGCGCCACAGCTGGTGAAGAAGCTCTAAGCCCATTCAAAATTGCAGAATCTTATTCTGGCGCAACAACAGGAAAAGCTGCCGCAACAGCCGCTCTTGAAGGTGCCGCTGGTAACAAGATGAGCATTCAAATCTTGAAACAAACAGTTGAAGCTAAGACACGTAAGTTATCAGCTCGCTGGACTTTCGAGGCTGCTCAAGACGCACAAGCCCAACAAGGCATTGACGTTGAAGCAGAAATCATGGCTGCTCTTGCACAAGAGATCACAGCTGAGATCGATCAAGAGATCATTGCATCTCTAACAACTTTAGCTGGTACACAGAACCAACAGGTTTTCAACCAAGCCGCAGTTAGTGGTACAGCAACATTCGTTGGTGATGAGCATGCCGCATTGGCCGTTCTAATCAACCGTGTTTCTAACACTATCGCTCAGCGCACACGTCGTGGTGCTGGTAACTGGGCAGTTGTTAGCCCAACAGCATTGACTGTTTTACAATCTGCTACAACTTCTGCGTTCGCAAGAACAACAGAAGGAACTTTTGAAGCACCTACAAACACCAAGTTTGTTGGTACACTAAACAACGCTATGAAGATTTATGTTAACACATACGCTTCTAACGATACAATTTTAGTTGGTTACAAAGGTTCTAGCGAGAGTGATGCGGCAGCATTCTATTGCCCATACATTCCATTGATGAGCAGTGGTGTTGTTCTTGACCCATCAACATTCGAACCAGTCGTATCATTCATGACACGTTATGGTTATGTTGAGTTGTCAAATACAGCTTCATCTCTAGGTAACGCGGCTGACTACTTAGGTACAGTAACACTATCTAACGTAGTATTCAGCTAATCAACTTACCTTAGGGTACGTTAATTACAAAGGGCTCTTCGGAGCCCTTTCTCTTGATCGCATAAATACTACGTCGATCTGCACAGTGCAGATATTATGCAGTACCCCACTGCGTAGACCTAGAACGTCAATTTAAGGAGAAACAAATGGGACGTCCATTAAACAAAAAATATTTCGCTAACACTAATCTTCAAGATTTTGGAACAGCAAACACAGGTGGCGAATCAGTAGCCAGCGTAACAGCTCCTGCAGGTACACTAGCAGATTTAGTAAACGGTACTTACACAATACCAGCAGGCAGCATTGGTGCGCCAGACATTACTGGCGGTGAAAAACCAGAACTGTCTGTTACAGTAACAGGCGCAACTGCCTACACAGTAACAGTAGTATCAGCAGGTTCTGGTTACACTAGTGCTCCAACAATTACATTTGCTGGTAGCGTAGCTGGTGGTACAGGTAGTGCTACTCCTGTGGCAACATTAACCAGTGGCGCAAGTGCTCGCCAAAACGGTATTAAAGCTGAAGCACAAATCGGAGCAGGTACTGAAGTACTTACAGGCGATGTTATTAAACAAGTAAGCACTACACGTTACAAAGTTCAAACATCGGACGGC